CGTGAATGGGTAGACAAAATAAAGAAAATTGGATGAGCGAAAATATAGAATTAAAATATGATATATATCAACCATTTGGGCCAAGTATTTTAAGAACTACACTACCACAACAATTTGTTAATTTATTAAATGTTGAAGCTGATCGTATATTACATGATGAAAAGTTAAGTAAGGAACATGATTGGTCACATAATTTAGCAGGTAATGTTAAACAGGAAGTTGCAATTTTACCCACTAATATTCCAAATCTTTGTGAATTTTTTGTGACGATGGCAAAGCAATATTTTATACATACTATTAAATCAGATCCAGTTGAAGGTAGTAAAATTTCATTTAGAGCATGGATTGTATCACAGTATGCAGGTGATTTTAATCCTATGCATATACATGATTCAAATTTATCTGGTGTTGCATTTTTAAAAGTACCTCCAGGGTTTGACGCAGAGTACGAAAAAGAGGATCATCACAAGACAGCTGGGTGCCTGGAGTTTCTTGGATCAATACCAAATCATTTTGCTAATCATAGTTATTTAGTTAAACCAAAAGTTGGAGATTTTTATTTATTTCCTTCATGGCTTACACATCAAGTGTATCCATTTAGGTCAGAGGGTGAGCGTAGGTCGCTTGCTTTTAATATGCACCTTATATTTGATAAGCCAGTGAAGGGAGTTGATGTATAATGCCAGAAGATCCAAAATATAAGAGTGTAGCAATCAAGGAGCCTTATTATGATGCCTTGGTTCAGATGGGGTTAAACTCGATGCGTGGACCAGGTCAACAAATGATGAACTTGATTAAGAAAGAAGCAGCAGCAAGAGGAATTAAAATTAAAGAACCAAAGAAGGTTAAGAAATGAAATCATTAATTAAAGCAGGCAATGATATAATAAAGATTGTATTAGAGTGTGAGAAGAATCTTGATGATCTTCCTATAGTGATTGGTAGGATCTCTACTGAAGTAAAGATTCATGGACATCCTATACCAACACCTTTAATACTTGATTTAGTTGATGAATTTCTTAATGATAGAACTGAAAGGAACAAGATAAAAGGAATGGCGGGTTTTGATGAAGAGAAGTTGGAAATGGCTTTTACTAAGTTAAGTCAAAAATGGGGAGGAAATAATGTTAACTAAAAAGATAGTCGATTTATTTCAAATTGACGATGGTGGTATTAATCCTAAAACAGGATTACAAGAAAAACCATCCTGGTTTGTTCGATTTGAAGATATGTCGGATAGAATGTTATTCAAATCCCGTCTACTTGAGTTATTGTCCATGGGTTACCGTAAGACTGTTGAAAATTTTAGATCAGGTCGCGCAACAACCCATAATGGTGGTGAGGCAAGATTTTGGGTCATAGTATTCCAAGATTATGAAGTTAAACTGCAAACTAAAAATGAAATAATGGAAGTTATTGTAGAAGGACATCAACACAGGGAAGACGGAGAATATGCAAAATTCGAGCGAGAAAAAAGAGCAGAGTAACAATAAACCTAAAGCAGCTTATCCGTACTGCTGGCCTATGGTTAAGGTAACTTGGATGGATGCAATGGATGGCGAAAATGGTTGGCAGTCACTTGATGATATGATGAAGGGTCAATTAGCTACTTGCATTGATATAGGTTGGATGATCAAGAGTGATGATAAGAGTGTCGTGGTAATGGGATCGTGGTGCTTGGACCCGGATGATAAACACGGCGGAAGATACATAACTATCCCTAAAGGATGGGTAAAAGAAATAAAATATTTGGTTGAAAGCTATGGAGAGATTCGAGATTAATGTGTGGAAGGACGCTGAATTGCTTAGCAAGGAGGTGGTTGAATTTCCTTCTACGAAAGAATGCTATGATTACGTCCAAGATAAATATCATGGACCAAATTCATGGACTGGTACACATCAAAACCTAAAAACAGGTATTACGAGGTGGAGGCCACCAATTGGTATAAGAGTTACTTGGGGTAAACTTCCTGAGTATAAATATAAACCTAAGAAATTATCAGCAGAGGACAAAAAACTACAACAGCAGCTGTATGACTCAATAACAGAAGAGACTGTAATGAATGAGGGAGTAAGAGATATGTTTGCTAAATTGAGAGAGGATTATGGTCCAAATCCAGATGCAAAAGGATATGATGAATTTCCAAGCAGGAAAAGAGATAAAACATATGATCGAAAGTAGAACCGGAAAAGTGCGTCGAACCAGACAGCCACACCATAAAAAGAAGAAAGAACCTACAAATAAAACTCTTGGTATCACACCTAGAATGAAGAAGATGCTAGATTTAATTAAACAATATATTAAATCCAATGGTTTTTCACCTAGTTATGAGGAAATCAAACAATTATGTGGATTAAGATCCAAATCTAATGTACATAGAATATTACATTGTTTGAAAGAAAGAGGATATATTAACTTTAAATACAACATGAAACGTGGTATTGAGGTATTGTAAAGATGATCTCAGTGAAAAAAATAAAAATGTTTTTTTATTTACCGGGATATAGACAATACCGTAATACCTTTTGGTATAAACTATTGAAAAATATGAATATTATGGTATTACGAAGGTATTACGAGTCTAGACGACGCGAGGAAGTTTTTTGTTTTTTTAATATTAAATTGATTAAAAATATACATATATCAATAGGTTAAGTAGTATGGTTGATAATAGGATTGCCAATACCATTGCCAATACCAAGGATATGTCATTAAAGAATCCTAAAGGCGGTGATGGTTTAACTGATAAACAGCGGATATTTGTTAAAATATATGCTGAAAATGAAGGAAGGTTGACTCCAACAGAATGTGCGAGGCAGGCTGGTTATAAAGAAGATAGAGCAAATGTTACATCTTCTGAATTATTAAATGGTAAGAGGTTTCCTAAAGTTGTAGAAGCTGTTATTGCTAGAAGAGCAGAGATTGAAAAAACACATGAAGTTAAATTAAATAAACATGTACAAGAGCTTGCTAGGTTGCGTGAGAAATCATTGGCAGAAAAGTCTTATAGTGCTGCTGTTAATGCTGAGCGCTTGCGTGGACAAGCGGCCGGATTGTACATTGACCGTAAAGAAATCAGGACAGGAAGTATCGACTCTATGTCGCGTGATGACGTTTTAAAACAATTAAAAGAGTTAGGATTAACAGGTGAATTTAAAAAAGAAGGAAATCAAACTATTATTCAGGTCGAAGAGAAATCCAGTAGCGAAGGACCTAAAGACATCACCCCAGTGGAGACAGAAGATAGTAAAGAACAAAAAGACGTATGACCGTAAAGCCGGAAACAAGGCTTTGGAAGAATTTAAAGAAATTATTGGAAGGTGGTGATTACCTTATTTCACGCCTTGAAAGTTACGTTACTCCAGGATTCCCTGATTGTCTAATATTTCACAATGTTACAGGATTTTTCACAATTGAGCTCAAAGTAATACAGCGTAATAATAAGTTAAAGTTTTCACCATTTCAAATTGCCTGGAATACACGTCATTCACGTTCAGGAGCACCTACATTTATCCTTGCTGGGTCCCTCGAGGGAAGGTACGTTAAAATGTTTTCAAGCGCCGTGGTGCGCGATTTACAGACAAAAAACATCGATTCTGTGCCCGGGGTGTATGATGGAAGGCTCGCGGACCTTGATTTGTGCTCCGTGGTCCTTGAAACTCCCAAACTCCCCTCGTAATACTTTAGTTTTGTGGATAACCTGTGGATAAGTCCAGCTGCGCACCGGGCGCCCGGCGCGGAACCTCCTGTCAAACTCCAAAACTCCCCTCATATAGTATATTCGAATAAATTGTACCACAATATATAGAGCTAGTTCCCGGGATCCTGCTGCGCACGCTTCTTCAGGAGCTTCAAACTCCCAAACTCCCCATATATGGTATTATTCCAAGGTTCGAGGCACAAGATGTAGGGGAGCTGGAACGCACCGGGCGCGCTGCGGGACATCTTCGGAATCAAATGGCAGAAAACAGCCATTTTTTTCGTCGTATTTCCCTGAAGACGCCCGGGCTTCCAGGAAGTTGCATCTCAATTTGCGTTTTAAACTCCAAAACTCCCAGAAAACAGCCATTTTACCCAAGATCCACAGCCTGTGTTCCGTGCTTCAGGACTGGCCGGGCGCGCCGGGAGTTCCTGTCGGAAGTATACTCATAATAATCTGGAAGTTTGTAAAATAAAATGAATTAAGGGGTTGACTTATTCGATAAATAGTGTATATAGGTATTAGTTCATTAGAAATAGAGCTAGAAAGGAGTAGATATGAATGATGAACAAGTTGAAATGATTTGTGAAGTATTAAAAAACATCACAAAAGCATTAGATAAGAATAATGCTACATTAAACACGATTCTTAATCACTATAATGGGATTGTGCCTCAAATGAGAGAAAATGTAGATAGAGCAAATAGATTCGGCAGAGATGCTGAAACGAGAGATGTTGATAATGCTATAGCAAATTAACATCAATAGGAGTAGTAGGAGTTCCCTGCAATCTAGGTGTTAGACACAAGGATTCGCAAAACTCCGAAACTCCCGTCAAGACCTTATACCCAATAAGTTGGGGATAACCTGTGGATAACTTTCGCGCCCGGGCGCGATCCCGTTAAACCAGTCAAGTATAAAAACTCCCCTTTCACAAAATATCTAGGAAAATAGCCAAATTTATCATTGACATTTAGCCCGGGACATGCTATACTGGCGTCAGAAATATGGAACACTTTGTAACACTAATTATACCACTGAAAATAGCCCTTTTTTGTTATTTAACTTATCAGCTGCTGCAGCATTTGTAAACTCCCTTAACTCCCTGAAGCTCTATACCCAAGATGATTGGTCCGTGTGCCGAGCTGTGAGTGACCGGGCCCTGCGGGACACAAACTCCCCAAACTCCCCATTACCGAAAAAGTTCGAGATGTCAAATGTGGATGATTTCCCCGGGATCCCGCTGGAACGGGTCGTGAACATTGGGCATAAAAAAAGGGCAACCGAAGTTGCCCTTTATCAATCATTGGAGAAATGATTATTCAGTTAATCCTAATCTCTTTAGAATATATCCTACATCTCCTTGCAAGTGTACTAACAAGTCTTTACCTCCATTCTCTTTATTTACTGCACACCATTCAACGATAGCATTACAAAGTACACCACAAATGATTTTCCAGTCTGGGTGATTTGCTTTAGGCATTTTTAACAAGTCCTGAAGTTCTACACCTTCGATGGCTTTTTGTGTTTTAACATACTCCACCAATTCTGTGATTAGTGGAGTAATGTTAGTATTATTAACAGTAATGAGTTCTTTACCTTTAGGCATTAAATACCCCCATTCTGTTTATTGCTTTGTGTGTTTTGTGAACATTCAATTCAATGATTCGTCCAGCATTAACCACAAACCAATGGTTAGTAAGTACATTAAAGAATAACACATTCTGATTGTCATACTGTTTAGTTGGTACAGTTGGGTCAATCTGTTTATGCTTCATTAATGCACCAAGAATAGCACAACGAACAAACTTTTCTTGTCCTTGCTTATTCTCAAATTTAACAGCGAAAGTATTATTTCGTACTTTTCTGTATAGTTGTTGTTTATTCATTCTATTTCTCCTTGTTGATTAAACATCTACATAGATATATTAATGGTTATGTATTGATATAGTTAATTTAATTAATATTAAGATTTCATGTATAACTATGTTAATAACCTGTGGATAACTCGACCGGGATAACCTGTTAATAACCTGTGGATAACTTCGCCCGGGTATCTTATGCGGCTCACTTCGTTCGCCGCCCGGTCTAAACTCGCTCTCCGTCCCCAAACTACCCAAATTTCGACATCTATGCGTCTATCGACCCCCCTATCCCCCCCTTTTTCAATAAGCATGCTTTAAAAAAAGGCGAACACTGTTTGAGGGTGACAATCTGTTGAAATTTTGTTTTAAGTATGATATAAGGTACCCTACCTAAAAAATTTTTAAAAAATGGAAAATATTTCAGATTTAGAATCATTAGACACTAATACCCTTAAATTATTACTTAAAAGTAAATTGGAGGAAAAGCGTGAAAAAGCGCAAGGTGATTTTCTTACTTTTGTTAAGACAGTTTGGCCTGAATTCGTAGAAGGTAAGCATCATAAAATCTATGCTGAAAAGCTAAATCGTATTGCCAATGGTGAGCTTAAAAGACTTATTGTTAATATGCCACCAAGACATACAAAATCAGAATTTGCCTCCCATCTATTTCCGGCGTTCTTTATGGGGCGTCATCCAAAAGCCAAGCTCATTCAGACAACGCACACAGGTGAACTTGCAATCAGATTTGGACGTAAAGCAAAAAATATGATAGAATCAAGTGAATATGAAAGTGTATTC